CACTGTAACACTAGCAGATGGCGGCGCCGACTATGGCGCTGGACAAACAATAATAATACCGGCAGGATTGGCTCTTCCCGGAACGTCGCCAACTAATGATATAACTATCACTATTAGTACTGTAGATGCAATAGCAACCGGAACAGTAGCAACCTTTACTGATGCTGGCACAGCATATAACGGCACAGGATCTTTTACTGTAACAGGCAACATACAGCCTATTTCAGGTACTAATTTTACGTTAAGTTTAAATAGAGAAAATGGTACATATTCAAATATTACAGTTGATCTAGGTAGCATCAATTATGCTGTAGGAAACACATTTAGAATAAACGGACCAACGCTTGATGGCCAATCTCCAATAAACGATATTGACATAAGTGTTACTAGCGTTGATTCTGGTACAGGGGAAATTACAGGCATTTCTACAAATTTTGATTCTGCTGCGGCAGGCGACACTATAAGACTTATTAGTACATTAATTATTACAGACGCGACTACTTCTCAGATTTCTAGATTAGATGAAATTAGTTATGGTGCATTGGCAACTTTAGAAATTACACTAGACAATGCCCACGGACTAGTTCCAGGAAATACTTTCATTATAACAAATAGCTCAGATGACGGAGTTAATAATCATGCACTATCAGCGGGATCATTCTTTGTAACAGAGATTCCTGCTGTTAACAAAATACGATACCAAGCAAGAACTACTGGAGCAATTGATACTGCAACAAATAGTATATTAGGAACATTGTATCCAAGACCAGATAGCTTCTTTGTACACAGACCATTCGACGGTGGTGTGCAGTTAGGCACCGGCGGCCCACAACATGGTTCGCAAGCAATACGTCAAAGTAAAAAATACATTCGTTACCAGTCAGGTAAAGGTATTATGTATACTACTGGTGCGCTATTTGCTCCAAGTTACGATTTACGTAGTGTAACAGCAGAAAGTGTAGAAGTTGGTTCACTTATTACTGTAGTAACAGACGACAACGATCACGGTGTACAAGTCGGCGGAATAGTTAGACTATTAGGAGTAGAAACTCCTGGATACAACAGTGGTAATGAAACTGCTGTTCCGCCCGTGTTTGACTACACTGTTGAAAGTGTAGTAGACGAGCGTACATTTAAAATTCGTTCACAGCGCAGATTAGGTTCAACTGAAGCAATATTAGGCTTCGGTTCACAAATGAGCGTTGTAGCTTGGCATGGTGCAACTGTGCGTTCAGGAATCTTTGACGATCAAAACGGTATTTTCTGGGAGTTTGATGGAACGCAAATATCAGTCGTACAGCGTACTGGTACTAGACAACTTGCGGGAACTATTTCATTAGCAGTTGACAAAAATCTAGTAACTGGCACAAATACACGTTTCTTAGATCAATTAAAAGCCGGCGATAGAATTATCATTAAAGGTATGACACATGTTGTAAGTCATGTTAATAGTGCTACGGAAATAACAATTTCACCAGACTGGAGAGGTGTAGTAGATATTACAGGCGCAAAAGCAAATCTAATTGTTGATAAGAAAACCAAACAAGAAGATTTTAACTTAGATAGACTAGACGGAACAGGCCCAAGCGGCTACGATATAGATATTGCTAAAATGCAGATGATCGGTATTCAATACTCATGGTACGGTGCTGGTTTTATTGACTTTATGCTACGTGGGCAAGATGGTAACTTTATCTTTGCACACAGAATGCGTAACTCAAACGTAAACACAGAAGCGTTTATGCGTTCAGGTAACTTGCCTGTGCGTTATGAAGTTGCGAACGAAGGACCAAGCGGCAAACTAAAATTTCCAATGCTAGCTAATCAAACCACGCTTTACCTGGAAGATACTAGTTTCTTCCCAACAGCTGGTACAGTATATATTGATAACGAGATTATAACGTTCACTGGAAAAGATGACTCAACTAATAGACTTTTAGGGTTAACTAGAGGTGCAACATTTACTAACTTCCAAGCAGGCGCAACTCGCAGTTACACTGCTGGTGAAGCAGCAACACATACAGCTAGAACAGGTGTTATATTAATATCACAGACTATTACACCATTAATTAGTCACTGGGGTAGTGCGTTTATTACAGACGGCATGTTTGATGATGATCGCGGTTATATTTTCTCATACGCAGAAAACAGTGTTAATGTTAGTACTACTAAACAATCGGCATTTTTAATTAGATTGTCTCCTAGTGTATCAAATGCTATCGTAGGTGACTTAGGCGAGAGAGAATTACTTAACCGTGCGCAGTTACTACTACAAGGTATTGAAGTAACATCAGACGGCTTTGACGGCACTAATAATCAAATTGCCGGCGGCATTGTTGTTGAAGGTATTCTTAATCCGCAAAACTATCCGCTTAATCCAAACGATATTGGTTGGACAACACTAAGTGGTGTTGCACAAGGTGGACAGCCTAGTTTTGCACAAATTGCTTCTGGCGGCTCGGTGGAGTGGAGCACAGGTGATGCTGCTACAACAGCAACAGCAACAACACAAGCGGCTATTATTACACAGATTAATAGTGGTATATATAGAAATGACCGTGACAGAGATTATGTATTCTTCGATACTGCTGATTACCAAACTACTTTTGGAACAACAAGTTTTGCTCCTGTTATAGGTAAAACAATAACTGGCTCGGGCATTAGATCAGGCACAACAATTACAGGCGGCTACCAAAGTGGCTCATACGGATACTTTAGATTAAGCAGAAATACAAACAACAACAACAACGACCGTCTCGACGCTAATACACCAAATGCATATACTATAACTTCTGCAGGTGAAACCTTGGTTAACAGAAACTTTGCATTGTTTAGTAAAACAAGTTTTGAAGCTAGTGGAGCAGCAGTTGGTACTGAGGTAAGCAACGGTGGGTCAGTTACATTCCCAGCAAACACATTGGTCAACAGTATACAGTTGCAGGACTTTGCTGGTACTGAATTCTACGAAGTACAGTTTAATAATTCGTTTACAGGATCGTTAATTCCTGGAACAAGTACAGTTGAATTTACATTTGTGCAGCCACCATATGCACAACCAGGTGAAACAGTATTCTCATTCATTGCTACCCCAGGTGAACGTTCTACACTAGACTTATCACAATTGAAAGAACTTACTAACACACCACTAGGCGGCAGAGGAACATATCCAAATGGACCAGATGTACTTGCACTTAACGTATATAAAGTTGGTGGTGTTGCAACTGATGCAAATATTATTCTAAGATGGGGCGAAGCACAAGCCTAAAAGGCTTGTGCAAACTCCCAAAGATTATCAAACACAAGTGTTTGTTTTTTAATCTGTTTGTATGCGTGTTTGTTTAATTGTTGTTCAGTTTCTAATCCATAACCAGTTCTGACTAGTATAGGTCTAGCACCTATTTTAAAGGCGGCTTTTAGATCACTAAGTTTGTCGCCAACAAAAAAGCCTTTTGAAAATTTAATATACGGATGTTCTTTCTCACAGCGTTTAAACATTCCGGTATTTGGTTTAGCGTACATATCATTTTTTCTACTACTAGCACTATAATATATAGCATCAATGCTAGGACAACCTGCTTGACCTAATAACTCAAGCATTTTATTATTTACTGCATCTACGTCAGAAGGGGTCATTATTCCTTTTTCAATACCGCCTTGATTAGTAATAACTGCTATTCTATGACCTTTAGATCGTAATAACGCTACAGCTTCTAAGCTACCTGGTATAGGTTCGAACGTCATAGGATTAGTAACATAAGTTCCTAGATCAACATTTAACACGCCATCGCGATCTAAACCTATTACTGGTTTATTATAATTATTATTAGATGTAAAATTTAGACTAGATGCTTCATTTGATTCTACATATGAATTGTCTAATACATTTTTAGCCATTTTCTGCCTTTTGTTTTTGACTGTCTCCCGGCGCAACTCTATAGTTGTCTTCTACACTATCTGCTGTACTAACTTCTGTAATACTAGAACTACCTTGTAAACAAATAAGTCTATGAGGCTGTAATGGAGGATTATGCCAGACATCACCCTCGTTTAGTTCTTTTTCATATAAAGCAGCAGTGTTTGTATCGATCCATTGCACTTTAAATTTACCTGTATTTACAAACCATGTTTCGTCTTTTTCTCTATGAAAATGCATACTAAATTGTGCACCTTCTTTTTCAAAAAACATAATTTTGCCACAATACTTGTCGTTAGTAGCCCAGATAAGTTCATAGCCCCATCCTTTAGTAACTACGCCTTGTAGTCTAGTTGGTTCTTGCATTTATATAATCCTCTATGTTAGTCCATTGCATATCTACTACACTATTTAAATTAGTTAAATCTGCACAGGTATACTTTTGGTATTGTGATTTGATATTTTCTGGCATTGGTATTAGGTTAATTTTAGCATTGTACTTATTAGCAATAGTTTTAGCAACAGTAGAAAAACTTACACTACGTCCTGTGCCTACATTAAATATACCCGATTGGTCGATATCAAACATTTTTTCGTGCAACTTACAAATATCATCTACACAAACAAAATCTCGTCTATATTTTTCACTATCTTCAAATAAATTAATATAGCCATTTTCTTTTGCTTGATGTGTAAATTTAGTTACCGGACTTGCTTGGTCTCCTTTGTGTTCTTCGCCTTGTCCATATACGTTAAAATATCTAAAGCCTTGCACAGTTATTTTAAACTCGTCTTGGAATTGTCCTAAAAATCTATCAAATAAGTACTTGCTCCACGCATAAGGACTTTGCGGAAGCAATGGGCCATTTTCTGTAAAGTGTTCAGTAGGGCCATACACACTAGCACTACTAGCATATTGTAAGTTAGTGCCAAAGTTTTCGCACACTTGTGCTAAACGTACAGTAAACTCAAAATTTTGTTCTAGTATTTGATCCACATCTGTGTAAGTTGTTGAGCTAATTGCTCCAGTGTGTATACACCAGTCGTAATCTTCTGTGCTAGGAATAATGCCTGGTTGCCACTCCCAACCTTCTACTTCATGTCCCTGCGATTGTAAATACAGCGCAATATTCGAACCAATAAATCCTTTGTGTCCAGTAACTAATATTTTCATTTATTTCTCTCAGCTGTTTTCATTAATTTGTTACTCCATTCTTTTTTAAATATAGGACTTATTATATTGTTATCGTGTTCGTATTGACTCTGTGGTGCCCCGCCAAATATGTAGCCTAATGTTACACGAGGTTCGACATTAATTGTAGGTATACCTCTGTGCCATATGTCACTTGGAAAGATAACACACCGATTATCTTTATAATCTACATCACATATTTTTCTACCGCCGTTGTCAGGATAATCAGTCCAAAAGTCCATTCCACTATCACCTGAAATAAAATGTACCATAGTCCACGCCGGCGGCCCCATATCTGCATGTACTCCCCCTACTAATGTCTTTGTAGTTAAATTAAGTTGGCACTGAATCAAGTGTAGTGGCATTACTTCGTCGTCTTTACTTAATTTATCTCTAGAATCATTAAGAGCAGCAAATGTTGCTTTATATTCCCATGGTATTTCATGCAATCCAAATAACGGCCATATTTTACTAAAAAAAGAGTGTCCAACATCAGGGCCAATACCATGATGTTGGCATGTTACTGGTATTGATAAAATATTTTTTTTAACAGACTCATATAACCATCCCGGCACAATATCGTCAAATACAAAAATATCGTTAGTCATTGAATAAATTCCTCCATAATTCTTTCATTTACTTGCCTCTATAATACTTGTTGTTGAATAACCTTCGACTGTAGATACTAAATGTACAGGTGCTAGATCATGCCCTACAACTTGTTCTACTGTGTAATCACCGCCTTTTACAATTAAATGCGGCTTTAGTTCTTTAATTAATTCATATGGAGTATCTTCATCAAATACAACTACTCGATCTACCCACGGTAATATTTCTAATTGACTAATACGCTTCATTTGATTGTTGATTGGGCGTGTTTCGCCTTTAAGACGTTTGACACTTGCATCACTATTAATGCCTACAATTAGTTTCTCACCGAGTGTTTTTGCTTCTGCTAAGAGCTCAAAATGACCCTTGTGCAGTATATCAAACACTCCGTTAGTAAACACTATGCGATCTTCTAAGTCGCGTACAGCAAGCTTATACGTACCTGTGTGCTGGACACTTTCTCTAGATCCTTTGACTGCAAGTTCTATACATTTTTGATGAGAATGCCCTTTAGTTAATCCGTATACAAACGCTGCAAGGAAACAGTCCCCTGCGCCTGTAACATCATTAACCTCAACAGTGTCTACATCTACTTCATAAACTTCATTGTCTATCTTAGCAATTACACTTTTGCCTGCTCGTGTTGTAATAATATTACCATGCCAATTGATAAAGTATTCTTGAAATTCTTTTTCGTTAGGCTTTACTAACCAAGCACCTTCATAATGACTTGCGTGTTCTTTAGGATCAACAATTACTTTGCATCCAAACGTATTTAAATGTTTAATAATTTCTAGCGAGCAGTCTAATACACCTTTGTTGTAATCACTTAGTATTACATAATCATATTGTGAAAAATCGTTTGCTCGTATAATATCTAAAACCACTTCACCGTCTGCATATTTGTCATCGTCAATACGTGTGATGTAATGCCCATCGCAAATTACTCTAGTTTTAACACTACTAGTACTGCCTGTTTTAAACAATTCAGCATCGACACCTAAACTTCTAAGATTTTCAAATACAAGACCTGCGCCGCCCCTAGTTTCAACTTCATGCTGGTATGTTACAACAGGCACAGGAGCCTCAGGACTTAATCGTGTGCTTGTTCCATAGATATATTTGTCGATTATTATGTCGCCGAGAACTAATACTTTCATGTCTATATTATACTATCTTTTAGGTTATTTGTCAAGTAAATTAATTGTTTGAAATACAGTATCTAGCTTAGTAAGATTAATTTTACTTTGAAGTGTGTTGCGCAAGCCGTGGTGCAACGGTTTTGGCCACTTAGTAAAACTGCACCAAGCATATCCATCGTGTTCATTATTAAGTTTAGGAATAAATTCTTCTTGAATAACACAAAGATATGTATGAAAATAAAACCTACTGTCAGGCGAAATAAAACTTTCCAAAGGAAGTGTCTTTTTGATATCAGGAACAAATCCAATTTCTTCCTCAATTTCTCTTTTTAAACCTTCCCATGGAGTTTCGGCACCTTCGTTTGTGCCGCCAACGAGTCCCCACAAATTATTACGCTTGCCTTGCGCCCTGTGCAGAAATAAAAATCTATTTGTATCTAGTGTGTAAAATAGCGCACCGCTACATGTAATACGATTGTTCATACATATAATTAGCAGACGAGTATGTCTTAATACACGCTATTTGGACAATTATCCTGCTAGTTCAACACGCCAAGTTCCTACAGGGTAGTCGCCATCGATACTTAATAACCATTCGTCGTTATTAAATCGATACTGTACGCTTGTATTTAAATTAGTAGTGTATGTGACATCAGTAGCAGCACTTGCATCGAATACTGTATTCCATTTAGAACCATCCCATTCGATAATATCATTTGCACTTGCAACGGTTGCAGTAGTATCTGTGTTTTGCCATGCTGTTGGTGATTCAGTAGCATCTGCATTACCAACATCGTCTAATAGCAATAGTCTTACACCAGGTGTTTTAATTGGAGTAGGATTGTAATTAGTAGGGTCAATGATATAATCTATACTTGTACGTCCTGCAATTACAGTGTCGCTTGGAAAACTATCTGTGTCCCAGTTTATTAATATTGTTGTTTCATCAAACGGACTTAGTGTAAACGTTCCTGTAACAGTTTTAGAATTATCTTGACTAGTGAAATATATACGACTTACATCAGCAGCATATGTGCCCGGCAACGCTTCAAAAATTTCTCTCCAATTCTTATTACCAACAATACCATTGGAAAATAATTGCGCATTGTTGCCACTTACAAATGCACCGTATGTATTGTAGTTGACATTTGCCATTTCAGCAGCAGCGTCGGATATAGCTTTTCTACCAAATTCGTTTTCTGTAATTCCTGCTCTTGGCGAATCGTCGTATGCATTAAGCACTGGAGCACTAACTCCACTTTCAATATCACCCAGTGTTTCGTCAAACATGCTTGTAATAATATTAGTAATTACTCCCATTTTTCGTACTTTAGTAGGTGGACTGATATAGATAGGAATACTAAATGTCATAGTACAAATATCTATTTCACTGTCTACACC